CTCATCATGTGTTATGACATTTCCAAGTTATGAAAATAAATATGATTTTTTTAATGGTCAAAATAATTGTGCTGGATGTAGTTGTGCGGTGAATGGCGGCAGTAAGTAAATTGGACTATAATAAGATGTCAAGCGAAAAGCCACAGGGCGATCGTGTTAAAGAAACAATGGCTATTTTACAAAAATTTCGTGAACTAGGAATACCTTTAAACTCGCCCGAAGTCGTTGAATTGAGAGCACGATTTAACGAATATATACGTGATGGAGTATGTTGGAGTGGAACTATATCATTTGCTAAGTTTGGACGTATAGCAGAGGTTAATTTACCACGTAAAGCCGATAAACTTGTGGAGGTTACATTAAGATTACCAAGAATAGGTGGTAAATCATAAATATGAATAAAATATAAATAACTAAGTAAAGAACAATGTCAGGTTTACGTGACGCTTCTTATACAACTAAATTAAGAAAACAACGCGTTTTGTTTGCTGATAAAGTTGTACAAGAAACTACTTTAGGTACTAATATTAAAAATTCACTTGTACTTGAAGGTGGGTTTAGCATTCGTACTTCTACAGATAATGATTATTATGTAGCTGTACAAAATGGTGCTGTAGAAACTACAGCTGCTGAGCAACAGAGTTATATTAATAGTGTAGTTCCACCAAATAATATACCTGTAATAACAGTTCCAGATGCTCCTATAAATCTTACAGCTCAAACAATTGGTGTAGATTTTGTTACAATTTCTTTTATACTTGGAAATAATGGAGGTTCACCTATTACAAATTATTTATATTCTATAAACGGTGGATCTTTTAGCTTATTTAGTCCTCCTCAAACTACAAGTCCTGTAACAATTACTGGATTAATGACCAATACATCCTATAGTATTCAATTAAAAGCAGTTAATACTGTTGGGATTGGTGCTGCATCATCATCATTGACGTTTACAACCTTAAATGGTCCAGGTGCTCCTACACTTACGTTTTCATCATCTGGTGATACAGTTGTATACATTTATTTTACGGCTGGTGCTGCTAATGGTAGTGCTATAACAAATTATAAATATTCTACCGATGGTGGCATTACATTTACAGCATTTGGCACTTCTATTATTACAAGTCCAGTTACAATTACAGGATTAACTGATGGAACATCTTACTCTATACAGTTACAAGCTGTAAATGGCAATGGTGTAAGTCCAGCATCAAATACATTAGTTGTAAGCCCTGTAACTCCATCCACCTCTCCTTTATATATAGATTATGATCCATCCAACTCAAGTAGTTATAGCGGAAGTGGAACAACAATTCATAGTATTGGAAGTGTTAATATGTTTGACGGAACCTTTCATGGAAATGTTGTATTTAATAGTTCTAACGGTGGAATCCTTGATTTTGACGGTAATAATAACTCTTACATTACATGCCCATCAATCAATTTAGGCAATACTATTAGTGTATGTGCTTGGGTCTATCCTCGTAGTAAATTTAATATTTGTGGATTATTTACAAATGCTGGAGCCAATACAAATACAAATGGATTTAAATTCCAATGGAATTTTTGGACAAATAATCCAGACGCGTTAGATATTGGATTTCAGGCTGGAAATGGATCTGCTGGAGGAGACAGTTATACTCCTAACAATATTGTCACACTCAATACATGGCAACACTTAGGCTATGTATTTGACAAAGTTAACCAACAAGTTATCTTTTTCTTAAATGGTGTTCCAGTAAGTGTATCCAATTCATCTACCGTAGCAAATATAAATACAAATGCCGCTGTGAATGTAGGTGGATACGCAGGAGGATATTATACAATGAACGCAAAACTCGGTTATATACATGTATATAATACAGCATTAGATGCTACTCAACTATACAATGATTTTAATGCTTCAAAATCACGTTTTGGGTTTTAATTTTATTTAGTTATTTATATATGGTTTGAAACATATATAATTAAGTTTTAATTATTTAGTTTGTGAATAACATTCCGCCGCGACCACCAAATACCTTAAATACATTCCATATTGTTACATAAATATAAATTGTATAGTTTGGTGGGGGTGTATTACAACGTCCTCGATTTAATGTAACAAATAACTCTTTTCGAGCAATTTTATCCCAATTGGCTTGGCCACTTGGACCATATGTACCAAATTCCGCTTTTTGACCAAAATTATAGGCATATACATAACGATTATGAACTGCTGATTTTACATAATATTTAGCAGGCACAAACGATCGAAAAAACGATCCTCCCTCATGGACAAATCGATCATAGGCATTATATAATAATGTGGCCCCCTGTAATGGCTCTGAATAAGATTGTTGAAATGCCGGTTGTATTTGCCAGTTAGTTTCTTGTGTTGGTGTTAAATATGCATCAGGCCACCATGGAATCGCACATGGGTTTTGGGTAATATTTGGTGGAATAACCGGTGCTAAATCACGTGTAAATAAAAACCAAGCATTGTAAGTAGCTACTTCAGGTCGCTGGACTACCCACATAATTTCCTTGGTAGGATTACTATAAGGTACAGCTAGACGAAATTCTGTTTGACCTAGTGTAGCTTGAGGTGCCACGACTTGATGTTGTTCTACATGATATGTAAGTTCTGCTGTACGAAATGTAAGTGCTTCATATTCTTCAAGTGATATATATTCGACCAAGGCATAAGCATCTATTGGACTGAACCGTTGGGGAAATGTTATATTTGGTATAAGTTCACCACTAATTCCTTGTATTGGGGTTGTTATATTCATAGAATAGACTCTAGTTGTAGCGGCTGGATTGGCCCGCCAGAACTGACCATTTTGTAAAGGCCACATACCTCCTTGTGTATTTATAGTAGAGTTATATCCTGGTGTGCGTATATCAACACGAGCATCTGTATAAAAGAGTTGATTGATTGGACGAAATGTTACATGTATACGAACCATATCTTGTTTTAACGCTTCAATAGGTAATGCGTATTGATATACATTTGGACGACTAAACCAAAACGGAATAGGAATATACACTTGTAATGGTTGTTTGGTAAGCCAAGTTTTAGCTGAAAATCCATGCGGAGCACGTTTTATCATAGCATTTTTTGCCTGTGCGGATTCCACCGTTTCGTACAATTCATCAAGTATTTCTAATTGAAGACTATCAAATGTCTCCACAATTGCTCCTCCTATTTCAAGTTCAATCTGCTGTATTAATGCGTGTCCTAGACTATTTGTCCAGCCGTAAATTGGGCCCAGAAAGTTATTAGGATTGTCTAAGCTAGTACCTCCAGCAGCTTTTATAGCATTTAATTGAGTAGTATAAATATCAGGCATAGTAACGGCAAGTGTAAATCCTGATACTAGTTCACCAATACGTGGAAGACTCATACTTACACGTTGGCCAAACTCGGGTGAACCATCAAAGTCTACACGACACCATTGGGCCGACCAACGTGTTGTTTTTTTCAGTACTTTAACAAATTGATTAATATCTGGTTGTCCACGTGTAGTTTGTAAACGAGCATCTGCCAAACCACTGCTAATTAGTGTCAAACTGTTTGCGGGTGTGGCGGCCATACGGTCCTCTTGCTGTTTCTAATTAATTTTGATTGTTGATTCAAACACAATACTATTTTGTTTGAATAATAAGTAATATTTAATATTTACTATTTAATATTTACGTGTGCGATTACGATAATGTTTACAACTTGATTTACGACTAGTATGACGTTTTCCACCAGCATAATTTGTTGGACGTAAACTATAACCATTTACTGGTGTTCTAATGGATGCCGTTCCAGGTGCGTATCCTAATTGACGTTCAAGATTCGCAATATTATGATTGACCGAAGGTGTATGAACGGATGGATTTGTAGAACGGGAAGCTGACATAGATGCCATATATCGTGCGGCAGACGATGCTAAAGCAATATTGTGTAATTTTTTTCGTTCTGATTCTTTGAATGCCTTTCCTTTATTTGATGCTTTGAACTGTTCATATGAAGAATATGCATCTGCGTAATTTTCCCAGTATAATACTGTAACATAATCAGATACTATAGTTTTATTATTCTTGTCACCACGCTTATCACTTTTGGGAAACTTTGTGTTTATATTTTTTAACAAATTTCTATATTTTTCTCTTAACTTACGTATCCATTCTCTATACTGTGAATCAGTTAAAGTATCATTTGCCTTTATAGAACTTGTTGTATCTCTACCATAACGTTGAAAATACGTTATTTCAGCTTGAATATACTGTTTTTCTGGATAACCCTTGTTATCTAATTC